TGCCACTCACGCTGCTGGTCAGCCGCCGGACAGTCCACTTGCGGCGGCGCAAGCGGAACGAGGTTGGTATCGGATGTGTCATTGTTTTGCTTCTCCATAGCGTTGGTGTGCGCCGACATCGGCGTCTAGCGGGATGCCCGGCAGGTACACCGGGTCCACGATCATCTGCTGGCGAACCCAGACCTTCGCCTTCGCAGCGTCTTGCTGGCGTGCGAGTGCCGCCAGTTCATCGTGCACCGTGAGGACCACGGGCAGCCGCTTCGCGACGCGAAGCATTCCATCACTCATCACGATGCGAGCCAGCCCCTGCGTCACGTTGTTGCACAGCGTGCCGGGGTGGATGTACTCGATCTTCTTGCCCTTGCGATAGGTGTACGCAGTGCGGCCGCGCTCGTCGCGTCCCTTCGCCAGCTCGGGGTACAGGATGCGCATGCCGTTGGGCATGAGGATCGCGCCCTTCTCGAACGTCAGGCACTTGTAGGTGTGCGTTGCGCCACCATGCAGGCACTCCTCCAGCATCTGCTTGAGGAAGCCCCAGAACTTCACCACGGGCTCGGCCGTCGCGCGGTAGCGATCGATGATCTCCTTCGCCACGATGCAGTGGATCAGCAGCTCATCGTCGGTGCACGCGTGCGGCACGAGCGCAGCACGCTCCATGCACCACTTGTCGCCTGTGAACTTCATCACCTGCTGCGCAGTGATGCCCATCTGCTTGGCGTCGGCCACCGTGTAGCGCTTCGGTGGAGCGCCGAGGAAGCCGGCAAGAAGCTGCCCGGCGAAGCTCGGCCAGCCTAGCATGTACCCAGCGCCCAGCAGCGCGCTCTTGGCCGATTGCCGAAGGACAGGATGGGTATCTTTCGTCATGCCCGGCACGCCGAACATGCCGGCGCCGAACTGCGCGTACGCGTCCTGCCCGGAGCGGAAGATGCCTTGCAAGTCCGTGTAGCCGCTCAGCTCGGCCAGCACCCGCGGCTCGATCTGCATCAGGTCGCCGACGACCACCACGTAGCCGTTGGGCGCCTTGATCGACTTGCGCAGCGCGCTGCCGCGCTTCATGTTCTGCAGGTTGACGTTGCTGCCCTTCGATGCCTGCCAGCGGCCCGGCCCTGCGCCCCAGTAGTTGAGCGGCACCGGCAGCGGGCCGCGGTGCGAGATGTCGATGAACCGCTGGGCACGCGTGCGGGCTTGCGTGGACTTCACACGGAGACGTGCCTCGCAGAGCAGGGCAACGTCTTCGTTGTCGCCGTTCTGCATCTGCTGGAAGAGCGCGTCGCTCTTGGCGAAGGCGTAGATCATCTTGCCCTCGGCCTTGCCCTTGCCCGACGGCGAGGGTTTCATCGGCGGATCGACGCCCAGCAGGCGCAGCACGTCGGCGAACGTGTCGTTGCTGGCCAGCTCTGACTCGGTGCGATTGACGCGCCCTAGCGCCTTGGCAAGGGCGTCCTCGTCCTCCTTCAGCGCCGTCTCCAGCATCGGCGTGTCGAATTCGAGGACGGGTCTGGTGTACATCTTCACCGTCATGTCGATGAGCTGCAGCTCGGAGATCGGGAACGAGGGCAGCATACGGATCAGCAGCTCGGCACACAGCCAGCTATCGTGCTTGCAGTACGTGGACAGCTCCTGCTCCACGAGGAAGGGCAGCTCGTCGAGGATGTTCTCGGACGACGCGAGCCCGTCCATCTTGCGCGGCAGCTCGTAGCGCTCGGCCAGCGTCTTGAGACTGTTGCCTGCCTCGACGCCGTGGAGGGCACGCCCCATCGACAAGGTATCGAGGATGAATGCGGGGTGGACACCGTAGTGCCAGAACATGATCGACACATCGAACGCTGCGTTCTGTGCGACCACTGCGATGCGCGTCCAGTCGAACGCGGCGAAGAATGTCTTGAGCCCGGAGCGTCGCACCCACACGGGCTGGCATGCGTTGGTCTTCAGGTCGATGAATGACCACGATAGGCCCCACGCCTTGAAGCGTGGATCGCGGAGGTACTCCTCCATAGTCTGACAAGAGAAACCGAGTTGGACTGCGCGGCCCCACGCAGACTCGAAGTCGATGACCATGATGCGGTCAAAGGGACGTGGCATTGGTGCTCCCGAAAGGGGCCCCCGGCGTTGCGCCGGGGGCGGGGCAAGTCTTAGGCTTGCTCTTGCTTCTTGCGACGACGCTGCATGTAGGCCAGCGCGGCAAGGCCGGCTGCGAACAGCGCGTACGTCTCGGGCTCAGGGACCGGCGTCACGTCGAAGGGGGTGCCTCCGGGCGGGACCGTGCCGTTGAACCAGCCGCTGCCGCCGTTGGCCAGCCCTTGCGCGTGAGTGGCGAACAGGAAGCCGTTCTTGCCTTCCGGTCCGTTCACGCTCAGGCTGTTGAACTGCGACAACGTGGCGCCGAGGAAGTCCCACGACAGCGTGTCCGTGCCGTTGAACCGGTTGCCGGGCGGGGCGTTGTCCAGATGGATGATCCAGTCGAAGAACCCATCACCGTCTGCCTTGAAGGCGTTGCTGGCGAACTCGAAGCCCAGGAACGTCTCCGTGTTGCCCGTCACGTTGGAGATGGTGAGCGGACCGCCGTTGTAGTTGCCCGACAGCTCGCGGACGAACTCGCCCGGAACCATCGTGCCTTGCAGCTCGAAGTGGACCCCGCCAACGAACGAAGTCACCGTGAGGGTCGAGCACCCCGTGGCCGCAACGGCGCAGTCGGTGCCACCGCTGAACTCGTTGGTGAAGCCGATGTCCACCGCTTGCGCGGGTATATGGATGAGTGCGAGCGCCGTGGCGATCGCGAGGAAGAATTTCTTCATGACGTTGATTCCTGTAAGAGTAGAAAACCGCCGCCCTCGGCGGCGGTGAAGTGGCGAGGTGCAAGGCTCAGGCTTGCGCACCCCCCTTCTTCTTGCGGCGCAGGAACGCCAGCGCGGCGAGGCCGGCGCCGAACAGCGCGTACGTCTCCGGCTCGGGGATCGCCGCCACGGTCTGCAGGTTGCCGACGTAGGACGCGGGCTGACCGGCGAGCAAGCCGCTGATCGTGCCGCTGACCTCGAAGGCGTAGGTCCCGTCGAGCGGCCCGGTGAAGTCCAGCACCGAGGCGTAGTTGGGGATCGTGTTGCTCGTTGCCAGCAGACCGCCCAACGTCAGCGCCGTGCAGGCAGCGCCCGTGCCGCCGCACGTCGAGCTGACCACATCGAACAGCCGCACCGTGAAGTTGCTGATGTTCGCGATCGGCAGGAAGATCACGTCGAGCGCTGCGTTGCCGGCCGGGTTGATGTCGAAGACCCACGTATTGCTGAAGTTCCCGTTCTGCCCCGTGGTGGCGTTGCCGAAGGTGCTGTTGTCGAACATGGACGGGTCGTGCTCGCCCAAGTTCGTCGCCGGCTGGCCCGTGATGTAGACGCAGTTGTCGCAGACGACGACCGCGCTCGCAGGTCCGGCGAAGAACGCCAGCGCTGCTGCTGCCGCAAGGAAAAGTTTCTTCATTTCAAGCTCCTGAAAATGCCCGAGCTTTCTGGAGGTGCTCGGGCTGGACCTCAGTGATCAATGCCTCTGTTCGTTGCTCTGCATCGCGGCGCTGATGACCGATGCGCGTGCCTCCATGTAGTACTGCAACATGATCGACGCCTCGTCGTGGTCCGGCGTCAGGCAGTGCACCATCACGCGCCGCATGCCGTCGTCGCCCTCGACCGCGCGCAGCAGCACGGCGGGCTTGTCCGGCGCATCGACGATGCCGATGGCGATGCTGATGAAGTTGCGCAACGCGTACCGCTGTGAGTCGGTGAAGTGCTTGGTGCGTGCTGTGAAGTCGTCGAACTCCGCTTGCTCCTGTTCGTTCATCTCGTTCATAGGTTGTCCCTTCGCTTCCGCCGCAGCAGCGGCGGGGTGATGTCCTCCGGCACGAGCAGCCGCCGCTCGGGCCAGTAGCTAGGCGGCTTGATGCGCGCGTGCAGGGCGTCCACCGTCTGCGTCACGAGCCCTACGTTGCCCTTGTGGATCAGCAGCACCACGGCACCAGCCAGCCGTGCCTTGTCTGCGTTGTCATGCTGAAGCGTCGTCGGTTCCTCCTTGTCGTCACGCTTCGCTTCGATACCGAGAAACTGGCCACGGACGCAGCACACGAAGTCGAAGTCGCCTGCCTTGCCGTAGCCGTTGGCAGGAGGCATCCTGAAGTACACCCCCCGGCCATTGAGTGCGTTCCTGATCTGCTCCTTCACCGGGGTTTCAATGGTGCGTTCCATGTTCCTCCTTCTGCCTTAGGTCGCGTGTGATGTCCTTCACGGCGTTCTCCATCGCCCGATAGTCTGAGGCACTGGTGGACGCAAAGTACAGTGTTTCATTTCCGTCCTTGCTGCAACGTATCCGGGTGGACTTGCTGCCCTGCTTCACCTCGGAGACGCTGATGCCGACCGCCCGAAGGCGGTGCACCAGCTCTCGGTGCCACTTCTGCATGGTGCACCTCGCCCGTCAGGCTGACAAGTCGAACTGGTCGCGCAGCTTGTTCACCGCCTTGCGCACGTCCTCCCGCTTGCTGAAGTCGTCACGCAAGACCTGCGCCGTGGTGCCGTCCAGCGCCTTCTCCAGCGCCGTGGCCAGCCTGTCGATGTCGTGCCCGGCCAACGCCGGCAGGGATTTCACCAGCGAGCACAGCTCGAAGGCGCTCGACACCAGCGTGTCATGGAAGCGCTTCTGCTTGGGGTCCCCCGTCTTGGCGTCCGTCTCGGAGGTCAGCCGGTCGGACATGCGCGCCAGATGCTCGCCGAAGCGCTTGCTGATGTCGGCCAGCATCGCCGCCTCCCGCTTCGCATTGGTGTTGGAGAGGCTCTTCTGCAGCTCCTCCAGCGCCTCGTTGCCCACGTCCACGCGGAAGTCGCCGGCCGTCGGCACCGGCTCGATGTCCATGCCGATGGAGAACTTGCCGGCGATCTCGGAGGCCGACGGGAAGTCGTCGCGCTTGAACATGTCGCCGAGGGCCATCGCCTGCGCCGTGATCAGCGAAGGGTAGATGCTGATGAAGCCGTCCACCTTGGCGTTGAACTCGGCCATGTACCCACGCACAGTCTTGTCGAACTCGACCAGCTTGAGCGTGGGCAGCAGTCGTTGCCCGCTGTCGGTCCACGGGAAGGTGTTGTCGTACACGTAGTTGCGGGCCTTCGTCGCGATCTGCGCGATCTCTTCCAGCTCGGGCCGGCCGGCGAGCAGGTTCTTGTTGACGCGGGCGGCGCCCTTGGACTTAGCGCCCTTGCTCTGCTCGACCTCATCGGACACGCCGCGGTCCAGCTTGCGCGCGGTCCACTGGGAGATGGCGAGCGTCACGAGGATGCCGCAGGAATTCAGGTTTAGATGGTTGTTCATAACATCTTTCAGGTTGGTAGGTGGGAGTGTGGAATTATACATCAGTCTGGGTCAGGGAATCCTCCTCAGGTTGAGCATGTGCATCATGGCTTCCGCCGTGTTCGAGGCGTCCGCTTTCAGAAGCATGTCGTCGAGATCGGCCTTCGCATCCACGGGCAGGTTGACGACGAAGACGAGGCGGAACGTGGCGATCTTCTCGGCGTCATCCTGCATGCCGATCTCCTCCATGTACCCGAGCTGCAGGATGTAGTGCTTGCCGCCGAACACGCTGGGCAGCACCCGATGCGCGTGCAGCGCACGGCCCGACCACTTGCCGTCGAGCACGCGCTGCGTGGCCACGCGTATCGGGATGAGGTGCTTCAGCTCCGTGACGCTGCCGACGACGTGCGGCTGCGCCTCGCGGAAGTCCTGTCGCTGCTGATCAGCGATCGCTTCCGACGACAGCGGCTGCGCCATGCGCGGAAGTTGCGCCGCGCGCATTGCCTTTGGCGGAATGACACCCTGCTGGTTGCTGCGCAGCGCCAGCTCAGTCGCTCGCTTCTGATCCATGACCTGCGTGGCGGTCAGCTTCTTGTCGCTCATGCGAACTCCTTTCGTCTCAGGTTGAGCATGCCGATCATGGCGCGTGCCGCACGGTTGGCCTGCTCCAGCTCCTCGGTGCTACCGGTCATCTTCTCCAGCGGGTAGTGCATGATGAATTTCACGCGGAACACACGCGCCTGCGGGTCGCCCGGGTCGAGGATGGAGCCGAGCTGGATCAGGTAGTGCGGGCCACAGAACGTGCCGTTGACGACGCGGTACTCGTCCAGCGCGTGACCGACCCACGTACCCTCAAGCAACTCACCGTTGGCGTGGTGCACGGGCATGAGCGGGTGCATCGCCGCCACCGTCCGTGCACCACGCGCATCGAGCTGGGTCACAGCGTCTCCTTTCCGATGCGCAGCAGCTTGCCTTTCAGCGGACGGAACCGCGCGTTGCCGACCACGCCCCACAGCAGCGGGCCGGGCGGGCACTCGTACTGCGACTCGATCTCGCCGTCCGTGAGGATGATCGTGGCCTTCGGCTTGAGCTTGGCCTTGGCCATGTACTGCGCCACGCACGACACGATGGTGCCCCCGCCGCCCTTGGCATTGAGCTTCGTGGCCAGCGTCGGATAGTCAGCCGGTACGAACTGTTGCACCGACTGCACCTTGCTGTCCCACCAGATCACGATGATCCACTGCGGCTGCACCTGCTCGGCCACGCGCCCGATCTCGCCGAACACGCGGGCGTAGTACGCCCGCATCGAGCCCGACGTGTCGCACGCCACCACGAGCCCGCCCGCTGCCTCCGCGAAGTGCGAGGGCAGCATGATGCCCAGCGGACGGAACAGCTTGTTGGGCGGGCACCAGCGCGACATCTCGTCGCCCTCCATCGCCTCGACCATGAACTGGCGCAGCGGATCGCGCCACTCGGTCTGGGTCTTCTCGAAGCCCTTGAGCGATGCGCCGCCTGCGCTCGTGCCACGCAGCCGGGCACTGGTGATCTCGCCCTGCACATGCGCGTCCTCCAGCGCCTGCTCTTCCTCCTTCGCCTTCGCGGCGTCGCCGTCGCCGGGCTCGCGCTGGATGTGCTCGTCCATCGGAGGTGCGGTGCCGCCCTTGCCGGTGCCCTTGCCACCGCCGCCCGTGCCGTCGTCGCCGTTGTTGATCAAGTCCTGCAACACCTCCATGCAGGACCAGTCCCGGTACTTCTCGTCGATCAGCGGCGGGAAGTCCGTCGGTCGTTCGACGAAGCCCCGCTTCTTGTCCATGTCCTCGACGACGAGGTTGACCACGTAGTCCACCGCTTGCGCGGATTCCTGCGGGTGCTTCTTGAACGCGGCGTTGTACAGCGTGCAGTGCATGAGCAGCTTGTGCAACTGCTCGTGCGCCACAACGTAGCGGAGTTGGCCCCGACTGAGCTTCAGCGTCCACGCCTCGCTGTACCACACATCAAGCCCGTTCGTCTGTGCGGTAGGGATGTCTTTGATGTGCACGTCGCCGATCTGCGTCACCGGCCCGATGCGCGAGAACTCGGGGTCCTGCATCAGGTCGATGTGAATGCGGGCGATGCGCTCCCGCGCATTGAGCCCGTCGTAGTTGGTGGTCATGAAGACTCCTTAAGCGTTGAGAACCTTGAGGCTCTTGGCCAGCTCCTTGGTGAAGGTCGCCGACCGCGAGAACAGGCCCATCTTCTTGGTGTTGTTGGACACGTTGCTCGCGAACAGCAGCTTCATCTCGCCGGGGAAGCGCGCCATGTACTGGCTCACCGCCTCGGCTTCCTGCCGCTCCTTCACCTGCTGGATCAGGCGGAAGGCCAGCATCACCTTGGCGCCGGGATTGACCGGCACGGGCGTGCCCGCCGGGTCAGCGAGGATCACGCTGAACGCCGGCAGCGACTGGCCGAAGCGCACGTATGCCATCAGCAGCGCGGTGTATGCGCGGCCGATGGTGCCGTTGAGCGCCGCCGTGATCGTGTCGTTGTCGAGTGCTCCTCCCTTGTGGAGGATGTCGCTCGCCGCATGGAGGCTCCGGGGTGTTGCCCATTTGTCCTGCGTCGCCCTCGGGTTGAAGATGTACGGGTTGTCGCGCGCCAGATCGCGCCCGGCCTTCGGACCGTCGGCCTCGTAGTCGGTGAACGACTCGAACACCTGCGGGTACTCCTGCACGCAGGCGAGGATCGCCGGGTGCAGGTCGTGGTGCATCGCGAAGTTCTCCGTCCACTCCTCGGCGGTCGGCTTGCGCAGCGTCACGTCGATGATGCGGTCGCGCAGGTGTCCCTGCATTGTGTCGCCCAGCCCTTCGGCGCCGAGGTTCGTGCACGCGAACACCACGCTGCCCTTGGGCATGCGGTAGTCGCCGCTGCGGTGCTCGTACAGCAGCGGCGCGATCGCGTCCTTGATGTACTGACGCGCCTTCGCGATCTCGTCGAAGCACAGCAGGATGGGTTGACTCCCGTCAACCCCGTGGTGGTTGCCCTTGCTGATGCCGAAGCGCTCGTTCGGCAGCTCGCGCGAGACGCCGGCCTCACGGTCGATGTCCGGCACCCAGATCGAGCCGTCCGACAACTGCGTGCAGTCGATCGGCGCAACGACGTGGTAGTTGGCGAAGTGCGGGTCTTTCGCCAACGCGTACAGCAGCGTGGTCTTGCCCGTGCCGGCCTCGCCTTGCACGAGCACCGTTCGATCGGCGCCGACGGCCTTGATGAGTTCTGCGATCTGCTTGTGGTTGAGTGTGAGCTTCATATCTTCTTTCGTTCAGGGTTGGTGTGATGGCGGGGAAGCCCCCCGCCGGGGCATTGCTACTTGACCCTCCGCAAGAGCGGGCGCGTGCCCGGGATGTTGATGGGCTTGAAGGGCTCGATGACTTGGATGGTCGCCTTCTTCTTGTCGGCCGACAGGGTGAGGCGGGCGATGTCATAGCCCGTCGTCATGTCGGTGATCGTGGCGCGTGTCACGCAGTCGTTCACCATGCGCTTCGCCGCCGCGATGATCGCGCTCTCGCGCGACTTGCAGTGGCCGGACCAACAGCCGGAGTAGTCAGTCTGGAACGGGCGCACGTACTCCTTGCCCACGGGCACGGCTCGCGGCGTCTTGTTGAACGCCTTCATGGCTTGCTCCTTGCGAACGCCGTCTCGGCCTGCTCAAGGGCCTTCGGGTCGTTCTCTGCGAGGTACTTGCGGATGTGCGGCGTCAGGATCAGCACGCCGAGCGCGCTGTGCACCGGGTCGATGTTCACGCCGTTGCGCGCCGCCTTCTCGACAACGTGCTTCGTGGCGTGGTTCAGGTCCCACCAGTGGGTGCAGCCGTCGGCCCGCGCCCGCGCCATGACAGCGAGGTGCGCCAGCTCGACGCGCTGCAGCGTCTTGTGGCTCAGTCGATCGAACTCCTTGGCCATGTACTTCTTGCTGCACTTGGCCCACGACACGCCGAACGTGAACTCGTTCAGCGCCATCGCAACGTGGTGGGTCGGGATGCCTCGCACGGCAGCGAGGAACTCGTTGCCGGTCGTCATCCCAAGTCCTCCATGTGCACGAGCTTGCTGCCGGGCAGGCGACCGTGGATGGTCATGGCCGGCGACAGGCTCACGATGGGCATGCGCGGGTGGTGGTAGGACTCGCCGAAGATTTCAGGGCCTTCGACTTCGAGTGCGCTGCCGTCTTCGATGAACTCATCGATCAGGCGTCCGGCCTCCTTCTTGGTGTACGCCTTGACGTAGGCGGTGGCTGCGATCTTGAGATCGACTTGGAACAGCTTGAGCTTTGCTCTTGCCATGTCAGTTCCTCAGGTAGATGGTGAATCCGACCACGAGCCCGATGACCACGACGATCACCACGCTGATCAGCGCAGTGAAGATGCGGTCCTTTGTTGTGCTGAGCACGGGCTCGTAGTCCTCGGGGAATGCGTCGCGTAGCGAGCGCGGGGTTCTCTCCTTCATTTCAGATGCTCCTTGAACTCGTGAGGCTCCCAATCGAGGGGCTCGAAGAGTTGGTGCTTGGACGGTTCGCGGACCCAGTAGCTGTCGCGCTTGTCCCAGCGCTCGATGCCGATGCAGGCACCGGGGCGCCAGCGCAGTTGCGCGCTGTTGGGCAACACGTACCCCTCGCCCGCGGCGCCTGTCGTGCAGACATCGCGCCACTGAGCGGGGGTCAGCTTCCACCACGCACCGTACTGGGTGACGTAGATGGCCACGGGTCAGAGCGGGCAGCTCACGCCGGACGCGATGCCCTGCGCCTCCTCCATCATCGCTTCCTGCTCCGACGGGTAGAGATCGTCGAACGACTCAGGCGCCTTCTCGCGCTTGTCGTCGCCCTCGGCGGGCTCGGCGCCCTCGTCCACGAAGTCGGTGGGATCGAGGTTCTCGACATCCGACTGCGCCGACTCCAGCTCGTCCTTCCACGATTCGAGGTTGTCCCGCGCCTCGGTCGTCTCGTCGATCTGAGGGCAGCCGTTCGGGAAGCCCTCCTCCAGATTGGAGACAGCCTCGTCGTACTCGCTGATGCACTCCTCGACGGCCTGTGCCGCCTCTTCGAGCGCCGTCGCCACGTCCTGCGGGCAGGTGGCGTCGCCGAGCGCGTCGCTGAGCGCTTCGTCCGCGGCGTACACGTTCGACAGCTTCGAGCTGCCGGTGAGCTGCGACTGGCGCGGCGGCGTCTTGCTCATCTGCTTCGGGCCGCGGAAGTGCGCCCAGTAGTAGTACGTGTCGCCCTTCTTGATGCCGTGCTCGGGGTAGTCCTTCGCCGCCTTAGCGGTGTGTGCTCGTGCCATGTTGCGTTCTCTCTTTCATTCTCAGTTGATGATTCAGGCACTTGACCTGATTGATTGCATCCCACCACTGCTGGGCGGGTACTGCTCGCTTGCTACTGGTAACGTGCCACCTTCCTTTCTTGAAGTAGAACTTGATCATGCTTTCGCTCGCGGCTTGCGATGCCGACGCGCTGCCTTCTTGGCCAGAATCTGCGCGACGTGCTCATCGAGCGTGGGCAATGGCGTCTCGGGTGCCACCACGACCTCCTTGCGTGGCAGCACGTCCTTCGCCTTGACGTTGCGCTCCAGCTTGTAGACGCGCACCAGCGGGCCGGACTTGTTGGTGCACACCTGCCGATGCGTTGACCGCAGCACCCCGTCGGAGTCCTGATAGTCGCGATCGACCTCGCCCTCGTCACCGACGGGGATGAGCGGAACGAAACGCCCGTCGGTGGTCTGCCCCCAACTGAAGAGGACGTTGCAGAACTTGCAGATGGCCATGTCACACCGGGCGCCACCGCAGCCAGCCGTCCTTCGGGCAGCGCTTGCCGTTGATGATGCGGTCGTGCACGGCGAGGCCGACGACGGTGTGCGACGCCACGTAGTGGAGCTGGCCGAGGTAGACCTGCTTGGTCGTGTCGGGCGCGAGGTCAGGTGGCGCTTCGTCCATCGGCACGTAGCGCGTGTGCCTGCCGTCGGCGTCCTGCACGAGCGCGAGATCGTGCGTGTCGTTGATGTCGATCGTTCTCAAGGGTTCTCCTTCTCGATGACGGTCCAGCCCATTGCAGTCAGGACCTTGGTGATGGCCGGATCGGACATGAGTCCGCGCCGGGTTGCAGTCTTGTTCTTGTGACTGATCTCGTACTCCGAGCACACCCGGGGCACGAACCAGATACCTCCTTCGTTGATGCGCGCGAGATGCGCCTTCGTCCACGCAATGGCGAACGCCATGCCCTCGGGTGTTGCGACGTTCATGACAGGATGTCCTCCGGTACCTCGACCTCGTGGCCGAGCATGTCTGCCACGTAGCAGCGGCACACTGCGACGAGCGGGGTGGGGCCGACGATCTCGTCCTCGCCGCGCAGCGGTGGCTCGTGCATGTACGCGTTCCACATCCGCTCGGGCGGGCCCGAGCCGTCGAACTTCTGCACGCTGATGCCGAAGCGATCGATCATCGGCCCGCCTTGGTCCCACTCGGTTGACGGGTGCACGTACTTGGCACTGTTGCCACGCCACGCACGCACGAACTTGGCACCTTGCAGCGCCGGATACGCAACGGCGCCGCCTGCGCAGCACCACACGAGCCAGTCGAGGGCGATGCCTTCGAGTTCCGCGGTCTTGATCTTCACGGTGCTTCTCCCTCGCACTCGCAGTAGGTGTCGCCCTGCGGGAACACGCCAAGGATCAGGTCGCCGTTCTGCAGACGGACGAACACCCACTCGCTGCGCCCGTCGTGGCCCGTGGTCGGCGCAGCGAGCACCTTGTCCACGAGCGCTTGCGGCGCAGGCTTGACCTCGGCCAGCACCTGCTCGGTGTCGGCGCCGGATTCGTCGGTGACGTAGAGCGTGTGTGCGTTCACAGCGTCAGCTCCTTCGTGCGCGTCAGCTCCTCCAGCTCGGCGGTGTAGAGCGGGATGTGCTTGGTCAGCCACGCGATGCGGTCCCGCTTCTGCTTGACCGCGCGCTCGGCGATGCGCTTCTCCTCGGCCTCGACCTCCCAGCGCTTGCCCGTCTTGGCGAGGTACGCCTCGTAGCGCGGCAAGAGCTTGGCCATCTGCAGTCGATAGCCGTTGACCTGACGGGGCGTGAGGTACCCCGTGAAGTAGTGGCCGGTCTGGGCTGCCACTTTGCCGTCGTCGTGGCGCAGCTCGAACCAGAACGTCGGTCGGAAGCGGAAGTCGTCCATCGTGGCGCCGCTGCCTTCGCACTTGTGAATGGAATAGGCCATCACTTGCCCTCCGGCGGAGTGGTGGGCAGCGACAGGTTGGCGTTCCACGTCCCGTCCGCGTGGAGCATGAGGTAGAGGTCGCTGTGACCGGGCAGCTCCATGTCCGGCTCCCACATCAGGATGATGGCGCCGCCGTGCAGGTTGTTGATCTGCACGAAGCCGTGCGTCTTCTGCAAGCTGTTCGCGTTACCGACCAGCTCGAAGACGTTCGCATGCGTGATCGCAAGGTCCGTGATTCGTTTGAGCATTTCCTTCTCCTTGATGCGGGGCCTTGCGGCCCCGCGGGTTTACTTCACCAGCCACACACGGATGTGCGTGCCGTTCTCCATCGCGCGGATCGAGATGCGCTTGCTCATCCGCGTGGCGAGGGTGCGGATCGACGATCGCGCATCGATCGGGATCACGATGCTCTCGCCGACCTTCATCTTGCGCAACGCCGCCGAGAATCCCTTTCCCTGTGACTCCGGCAGCGGTACGTTCTTGTCGATCTTGATTGCTGTTGCCATGTACACGTTCTCCTAAGGTTGTAGTTGACGGTTGTCAACCCGGACAACAGTGTACTACGAGTGAAACTCCCACTCCTTTCCCGGCTCCCGCTGGATCATGCCGATGACGATCACCTGCTTGCCGTTCTCGCTGTGGATGTCGATGATCCATTCGAGCCAGCCCGCCGACGTGCGCGGCCGCGTGTAGACCTTCACGTCGATCTCCGAATCGCCCCAGCGGTAGATGCGCTGCATGCAGGCAACGAACGCCTGCTCCTCGCCCGCAGGCGTGCCGATGATCTCGATCTTCATGGCCGACCGTCCTTCCCGACCCAGCCCATCGACGCCGGGTCGTTGTCCTCCTCCAGCCACGGCTCGAAGTTGTCGAGCGCCTCGTCGAGCGCCTTGGTGTGGTCGTTGCCATGCTCGCCGATGACGATGTTCGCTCGCCGGCAGTAGTTCACGAGCGCACGCGCCGCGTGCACTACCGCCACCAGCTCCTTGTTGAACTGCTCGGCCGGGCCCGTCTCGGATGCGTACGCCTCGTCGAGCGCCTGCGCCTGCGCGAGGATCGCCTCGTCGCTCGCGATCAGCTTCACGTCGCACGCATCGACGCGCGGGTACGGGTTGGGGTAGTCGCCCATGTCGAGCTGCAGCACCATGCCATTGGCGTGCTCGCTCACGATCCGGCAGAGCTTGCCGGTGGGGATGTGGATGTGCGTGGGTTTCATGCCTTCTTCTCCTTCTCGATGCGGGCGATGCTCTGGCCCGACATCGCGTTGATGATCCAGATCACCGGCACGTCGTGGCTCAGCGTCTCCGGGTCGCGCGGCGTCTCGTCGAGGATGTTCAACGCCGTGATGACGCCCATGAAGAACTCCAGCTCGGCGCGCAGGTACTTCATGTGCTTGGGGTTGTCCAGCTCCTGCGCCTTGGCGCGAGTGAACCACGCCGCCTCGACCTTCTTGACGAAGGCGTCTCGCTGCTCCTTGTTCATCCCAGCACCCCCCGCAGCGCGATCTTGGCCTGCTCGATGATCGCGCCGCGCAGCCCGGTGTCGAGGGCGACGTTGAGCTTGCGCCGGATGGACTCCAGCTCGGGCTCGGCCACGGCGTTGACTGCCGCGAACACAGCCGCGTTGTAAGCGACCGCAGCCTGCTCCGCGATCAGCTTGCGCGCCGGGTCCGACAGCGTGAGCCGCTGACCCGTGATCTTGACGCCCTCGGCGCCGAGCCGCGCCTCGAACTCCAGCTTGACCGCGGCTTCGATCTGCGCCTTCATGCTCGTGACGTTGCGATCGACGATCTTGCGAACGATCTCGTTCATCACCGTCTCTTGCAGCTTGAGACGGGCCTCGGTGCCCTCGGGGAACAGCGCCGTGAGCGCGCTCGCGTCGAGCTTGAATTCAGCGTGTGGCATTAGTTTTCTCCTTCGTTGGTGATGACCGTCCATGACGGTCGTTGTGCGAGGTACCACTCTCGCGGGGACCGCGTATCCCTGTGGGTCGCCGGCTTCCACCGCTCGTGCACCATCGAGAACACGGTATCGAAATGGTTGTCCACCTCCTTCTGCAGTTGTTGAGGCCAGCCGGCCTCGGCCATCGTGCGGTGTGGCCAGCCGACGAAGACCTCGGCCTCCTTCGGCACGTAGAGCACCGTCACCTCTTCGGTGAACACCTCCTTGACACGGAGCACCTTGCAGCTCTTCTCCGTGCTCAGGATGAACGTGCGCTTCACTTCAGTACCTCCCCTCCTTCGTCTGGATGCTCGGCCAGTACACGATGACGCCCTTGCCCATCGAGTCCTGCCGCGCGCCCGTGATGCCCGCGGCCGCAGCCGCCTCGATGATGGGCGTGGCGTAGTCGCCGTCGATGCCGACGCACGAGGCGCCGAACATCCCGCGCCCGCTGTAGTCGTCGCGGAAGTCCCAGCCGTTCTCCTCGGCGATCTGCTTCAGCTTCGCCACCTTGGTCATGATCGTCATCTACTCTCTCCTTGAAAAGGGTTGACACCTGTCAACCCGGGTTGGTCAATCTGAATAGCGTCTAAATAGACGCTAACTAGCTAGTGCGGCATCTGCAACTCGCACAGCTCGGCGATCTCCTCGATCACCTGCAGCCAGTCCCCGGCGCCGAGCGCCACCGCGTAGACCTCGGCCGGGCTGAACACCTCCTCGTCGAGCCGGTTGCGATCCGTCTTGAGGTACTTGGCCACGAGCGTCATCAGCGGGCCCGGCTGCCTGTCGAGTGCTGCTTCCCACGCCTCGCAGATGCGGTCGTCCTCGGCGTTACGCGTGGGCGGCACGGTGCCTTCGTCCTTGATCTCCTTGCCGTACAGCTTGAAGGTCACGTCGTCCTCGATCGCGGCAGGGTCGCGCTCGGTCGGCAGGTTCTCCCAGTCCACGCGTGCGCACGCAGCACCGAGCAGCATCAGGTAGTTGCCGTCTTGCTCCTCCTTGGCGCTGTGCTCCCAGTCGTAGCCGACGCTGACGTTCGTGCACTCGGGGATCAGGTCCATGAGGTTCGCCGTGTCGGTGAAGATGCCGCCATCGCAGGGCATGTACAGCAGCCCCTCCGAGTTCAGCTCGTCACTCAGCGCCTCGGCGAACGCATCGCTGGCGCAGCGCCCTCCTGCCTGATGCGTGATCACGTCCGAGTAGCCGCGCCGGTCGAACGCGATGGCACGATCGAACTCGGCGCACAAGTCCTCGTGGCGCTCGGCGAGGTAGCGCGAACCGGTACCACCTGCCTCCTCTCCCCGGAAGAAGATGTAGTACCCCGGGACACCCATGTCCATGAGGTGGCCGAGGATGCAGATGCCGGCACCATCGTCGGCGCCCAGCGTGTCCCCCTTCGCCTTGTAGAACCCGTCCTTGTCCTTCTCCCAGAGGTTGACGCTGCCCGCCTTGTGCACGATCGTGTCCGTGTGGGCGACGAACAGCGTGCCGCAGTTGTGGCCACGCCGATCGAAGTGCAGGTTGCCCGCCTCGTCGATCATGGTGGGTTGAAAGCGCTCGGCGAGGTACGCAACGAAGCGCATCTCGCTGGGCGTACCGCCATCACGCTTGATGCTGATGGCACGCTCGAACAGGTCCAGCTTCACAGGCTCAGCTCCTCTTGGTTGTCGTTGGACAGGCTGCCCTCGGTGCCGTAGCCGTCGGGCCGGCCGGCGAAGCGGCTCTCGATGTCGGGCACCTCGTAGCCCTCGGGCACGTCGTCGGGGTGGTAGTAGTCGCCGTCGATCTCGACACGATCGACGTGATCCGGGTACCACTGCTGCGTGGCCGCGCACTGCCACGCATCGGCGCACAGCAGGTACTCCTGCTCGGACCGCGAGAAGCAGACGCGCGGATCGTCGCAGCGGTACCAGTCACCGTCCAGCTCCGTGCAGTCCTCCGCCCACGCGTTCTCCCCATCACGCGTGCAGACGATCTCCTTCGGCGGGTTGTTGGCGTCGTAGTACTCGCCGTCCACCTCGATGGCGTGCTCCTCGTGCACGTAGTACTCGCGCCGCCTCGTGCCCGTGACCAGCGTGAAGTAGTTGTCACGGCAGTGGTCGCAGATCACCGTGTCGCCCTCGGGCCCGACGTGGTTCGTATCGTCCTCGGACATGTCGTCGTCGCAGTTCTCACACTGCTCGTAGTCGTTGTGCTCCGCCGTGCCGTCACTGTTGTTGCAGCAGTAATCGCCGTTGTCGCGAAGCACGAGCGTGTCGCTCACGATGTCCACCCGATCTCGATTCCCATCGATATACGGAAAGAGGGGCTCGCGTCCGTTGCGAACGTACGCCAGCTTGGCACCGCGTGGCCACGAGGATTCCTTCTCGATGCCCTGCTCGTTCAGCCACGCGGTGAGTAGATCGGCCTCACCGTTGTCACCGTAGGTGCGCACGTAGCAGCCCTTGTCGTAGCTGCACGCGTCGCCGGCATAGACGAGGGCACGGGACAGGATGTTGCCGTCTCGTTCTCGAATCGCCATGCTCCAGCCGAAGCGCGGCGCGTAGCACTGATACGGGTGAGGGTCGGCGTCGTCCCACTGCATGCAGGAGTAGGGCCCCTCCTGCACGGCGTTGACCATCTCGTCGCTCGTCTCGACGAAGCGAAAGCCCTCGGACACAGCAACGTCCACCTCGTAGACGAGATCGCGGATCACGTTGTCCTTCATGGTGGGGAAGGCAGCGCGCAGGTACTTGCCCGTCGTGGTCCGCGTCTGTCGGTCGGCCTCGCCGTGCTCTTCGCTGCGCGTGTACGCCAGCATCTTCTTGTCCTCGACCGAGCGATGCGGCCATTGCAAGAGCACCTTGTCGTCGATCTCGCCGACGATGCGGATGGCGCTGATGACAGCGGGGTGCAGCTCGAAGCAGGACTGCAGGCAGGCGAGCCATTCTCGTCCCTCCCGCAGCCGCACGGCTGCGTTGTTGATGTCGAACACAGTGACGATAGTCATGTTGGTTCCTTGAAGTTGATGGGTTGACAACGGTCAACTTGTTGCTAGTTCTTGTTCACCTCCTGCACGAGTTGCGTGTAGACGTACTTGCGCAGCTTGTGCTGCACACTAGGAAGCGTGGCGTCCCACTCCGCGCTGCTGAGATTGAGGAACGCCATCGTGGTGCTGATGGATGCGAACTCCTCGGGCACCGGCGCATCGATCGGCAGCGTCTCCGTCTCGATCGCGTGGACGAGGATGCCGCTCGTGATGCGGCGCAGGCTGGCGCCTTCGAGGTTCTCGGCCGCGCAGTCGAGCATGTCCTCGTAGATGTTCGAGCCGGAGTAGGCGCCGTCCTTGTAGACCGGCAGGCGCACGGGCACGTTGATCGTGACGCTGGCACGCAGCGTCACCTTCTCGTTGTCGCTGCGCTGGTCGAGGTACGCGTTGATGCGAGCGACGAGGTTCTCGTCGAGCAGTTCGTTGAGGATGGTTTCTTTCACGAGAGGACTCCTAGAGTTGCGAGGATGGCGACGACGAGCACGATGACGAGTGCTCGCTTGCTCAAACGCGAGGGCCGCGGGCCTTCGAGCGGGCACGCGTACGTGGCGTCCGGGTGCAGCTCGCCCAGCCGCCGCGCGAAGCGGTGATGGATGAGGTTGTCTTGGTCGGTGTAGTTCATGCGAGCACCTCGATGGTGGGTTGGATCAGGTTGTTGGCGTTCCAGCGCTCGGCGGGCATGAAGTAGGCCCAGTCGAGGTGACGCGTGAAGACCTGCGCATAAGGCGCAGTGCCGCTGCCCTTCGCCATGTACCAGACGGTAGGCGAGAGCTTCTCGGCTGACTTCGGGATCGCACGCGTGACGTGCTTCGCCATCGTCCTCGACTCGGGCGTGCGGCCCTTGCTGGAGACGTTGACGACCACGACATGCGGTCGGTAGGGTTGCGGGTTCACGGGTTCTCCTTGATCTTGAATTCGCGCTTCGCGCCTTCGCCGCGTTGACTCACGGCGTAGTCGTTCAGCTCGGTCCAGAACTTCAGACGGGCCTCGCTCTTCTCGGCAGGGAACCGATCGAGCACGACCCACGGCGTCCACTGCAGCTCCTCGCTGAAGTGGCAGCCGTTGTAGCAACGGCGTTGCGGATCGGTGTTGACGAGGCGCCGCTCTCGCGTGAGCAGCACGTTCATTTCGTGGTGAAGACGAAGCCCGTGCCCTGCATGTAGCAGGCGCCCGCGAGTTGCCAGCCGAGGTTCAGCTCGTCGAGCCGGCGCTGCGCGAAGAACTGGGGCTTCGCCGTGTAGTCCATCGTGTCCGGCGCGAGGTGCTCGGAGTAGATGCGATTGGGGAACGCGTCGATGTGCACGCTGTAGCGGCCGGGCTTGGTGTCGCTCGCGTGCAGGTAGTGCACGCGAACGCCCGTTCGACAGTGGATGGTTCTCATGATTACTCCCAGAAGATGAAGAAGGCAGCGACCACCACGATGGCGATCGCGAGGACGATGAGGAATTCCAAAGGTTCTCCTTTCAGTTGCAGTTGTGTTCGATGAGCTTGGCTCGGGCCTCCTTGATGTTGTAGCTGCCCATGCCGGGGTAGCCGCGCGCTACGTCGGCGATTCCCTTCTCCTCCAGCTTGCGATACGCACGACAGAGCGCCGACTCGATGGGCTCGATAGGCTTGACGCTGGCACGCTTGACCGGTGCAGAGGCAACGGGCGCCGATGCCACCGGCCTCGGCAGCGGGACGTAAGCAGGCGCAGCGGTGTAGGTCCGCACGATGGCCGGCTTGGGCACCGGTATCTGCTCGTACTTCTTCGGGAACAGCGCTTCGTAGAGGACGATCAGACCGATCACGGGCACCCAGATGGGAGCGGTGAGGATCACGGCCCAGAAGAGCAGGGTCTGGATCGCTCCATCGACACCGCCGCTCGCTCGGTAATACGTTCGCATTGCTACCTCCAGTTGTTGACCCAGATGACGGTGGAGAGGCTTACGTACAGGTCAACGAGGGCGTACCCGACCATGACCGTGCACACGAGCCCGACGATGAGGAAGAAGACCGCCTTCGCGATCAGCCAGAGGGTGCGCATCAGTCGCTCTCGAAGTTGTCGCTGTCGATGGGCACGGTGATGAACGAGACGCGCGAGTAGCGCACCGTGGCGTTGTCGTGCGGGAAGTGCGCACGCGCGGCCACCTCCGCGGCCATCTTGGTGGGGTAGAAGGTCTTCGGCACGCCGCGCAGGCGCCAGAGGATGACCTCGTAGTTGCCGTAGATGCCGTCGTCCATCAGCTTGATCTCGGCCTCGGCGTGGTAGATCGCGTGGCGCATGGCCTCGACGCGATCGACGCGCTCGGTCAGTGCGTGCCACATGTTGCCGACCTCCTCGGGCGTGCCGAGATGGCCGAACACGTCCTCCCACGAGCCCTTCTTGGGACGAGCCAGCGCTTCCTGCCGCGCGAGGTTGGAGATGTACGCCATGCGCCCAGCGCGCTCGCCGCTCGGCTCGGCCTCGTCGTCGTAGTTCGACACGGGCGGGTGCGGGATGTGCGCGGGCTCGTTCATCACCTCGGTCTGATCGCGCACCTGCGCCTTGACGTAGGCCGCAGCCTCTTCGAGCGTGGTGATGCGCTCGATGCGTTCGACGCGCTCCTCCTGCTCCATGAGCGCGGAGCAGAGCATGGCGACATAGACCGGCGCCACCGTGCGCTCGCCGTTGGGGGCATAGACGCGCTCGCCCGTGTCCTCATCGACCCAGTAGTTGTCCGGGTCGAGCGGGCAGCGTGATGCGTTGAAGTCTTTCATGGTTGCCTTTCAGAGTTGGGTTGACAGGTGTCAACCGGGGGTTAGCGCTTGCCGGCGGCGTCGCGCAGGAGAATCTTCAGCACGAGGTGCATCTGCGCACCGGCTGTGCTCTTGGTCATGTACGTCGGCGCCTCGCTGAATGTGCGCGTGGCGCAGGCGTCGAAGCCCTCGGACAAGCGGGACCACGTATCGCTCAAGGGCTTGGTGTCGAGCTTCAGGTCGTCGGCCTTCTTGAGGAGCGCGGCGTAGGCGTTGTCGAGTGCTGCTCGCGGTTGGGCATGCGGGCGCTCGTCCCCCGGCAGGTGCCACGAGTCATTGACCACGAGCGCAAGGAACTCGAACGCGGACTTGAACGCCTCGATCTCGCTCTTCAAGGGCGCACGAGGGCGTCCGGGTGCACGAGGGGTGTGCGGTTCAAGGACTTCAGCGACGGACGCCTTCAAACGCGTGAGCAGCATGCCGCGCATCTCGATGGAGAAGACGTTCGTGTCGTGGCCGGGCTCGCGCAACACCTTCATGGCATTGGAGAGCGCGCTCAAGATCGTGTTATCTCCTGACACGAGCGTGCCCTCAGGGAGCGAGGCGAACATCTCCTTCAGCGGCGGGTGTTTCTTGGCGGTCATGGTTGCTCCTTGAGAGTGGCAGGGGTGGGGAAGGGAATCCAGCAGCGGCCGCGCGTCGGTGTCATCGCACGGGCCTGCTCGAAGATGAGGGTGATGCGCTTCACGAGGCCGGGCCGTGCCCACTGGGTCCAATGCAGCGTGCCGGCGTACCGTGGATGCGCAGCGGTGTGTGCAGTTCGCTCGTTCTCGACGATGATGGCGATCGACTCAGGCATGGGCTGGTCCTGCACCTTGGCGTAGCGACGATGATTGCCTTCGCGCAGCGCGTCCTCCATCTCGGTCTGGATGCGCTCCAGCTCGGCGCGGTAGATGTCGAAGAGGTCGAGGACATCGACTTCGATCGGCGCACGGCCGCGCCCGCCGCCGGGCACGGTCACGGAGATGCCTTGGTAGCGGCGCTCGATCGTGCCCCTGCGGTCGGCTGCCTTGCACGTCTCGATCTCGACGCGCAGGGGTTCGAGCAGCGCCAGCGCCTCGCGGGTCCAGTGATCGAAGCGCGGGACCGGCAGCGTGGGCTCCAGCGGGATGCCGTTGAAGGAGCGCCACAGCTCGGTCCGGTGGTGGGCTTCGAGGGGTGGCAGTCTGGTGGCAACGCGTTTCAGACAGGCGTCGAACTGCTGCCGGGTCATGTTGAAGCCGGGCGGTTTGTCATCGAGGGGTTTCATCGAGCTAACTCCTTGATTTCACGGGGGTGAGGGGGTGCTGCTGTCGTATGCACGGCCGACGCAGCCAAAAAAACAAGCATACCTAGGGAGGGGTATAAATTACGACGGGGGATACACCCCTGAGAAGAATTCTCTCTCACATGTATCTATTTATATAGATATAGATAAGAGAGAAGAGGTCGAGCAGCGGGGCCGCGCACGAAGAATCAATGACTTACGCGCGCCTCGACCCCGCGTGGTCGCGGATAGGGTGTGTCGCGTCGGATGGCAAGTGTCAGCCGCCCCCCTATGCGCGACGACAATCCCTCAGGGTTGACCGCTGTCAACCGCCTCCCTTCTTGAAGAGCCACACCTCACCGTTGTCGAGTGCTGCGAGCGCGCCCGGCGGGCACGGCATCGGCGCGGGGCCGAACAGCGGGGTGCGGCGGAACTCCTCCAGTGCAGCGGCGTAGGCGAGCCACTCGGGCATGGCATCGTTGATCACGCGCACGTTCTGCGAGACGAGCCACGCCCTTCGCAGCGTGGTCGGCGCACCCACGGGCGCAGCGTTGGGCAGCATGTCCCAGAGCATCGATGCTTCCTCGCTGCCCGATGCGCCGAGCCGGCCGAGCGTGTCGATCAGCGTGTTGTACGCGTGCACGAGGTTGACTCGTGCGATCGTTCGTTCACGCCGTTCATCGGGTTGACAGGTGTCAACCGTGTTCTTCGTGTTCATAGGTTCTCCTTACCAGTTGACTTCGAGGATGTAGGCCAGCGGCTGGGCGAGGTGCTCGAACAGCAGCGGGACGGACGCGTCCTTGGGGTAGAAGTCCCCCGTGCCGACGGGCGCACCGGGGCGCACGCCGCCCTCGACGATGGACAGGTGGATGCGGTGCCCGATGTGCGGGGGCGTGCACACCATCGTGCCGTGCAGGGTCGGGACGAACTTCAGCTCGGCACACAGAGCTTTGGCATCGCCGTTGCGTGCGGCCAGATAGGCGCGTGCGTTGACGAGCGCATCCTTGTCCTTGAAGAAGCGATCGAGCGCGGGGCGCAGGTGGGGGTGAGTGACGGACAGCATGAACATCTCCAAGAGAAGGACCGGTTGACAACTGTCAACCGGAGTGGGGCTAAGCCTCACTGGCATGCGCTCGCGCGCATGCCGCTGGACTCAGGGGTCAGACGAGCAGGGTGTCCCCTCGATAGACCTCCACGATGGCGCTCGGGCACGCCGACGTGACGCACGAGCGGAGCAGCTCGGCAGCGGCGCGTGTCTCGGCCGAGTAGTAGAAGACCGAGCCGTAGCTGCGAACGATGATGCGGATGGGCATGGCTACTCCTTGAAGGTGCGACGGACGTGGATGACGAGGTAGACGATGCCGACGGCGGCGATGCAGAGCATGCGACCGAGCGGGTCGTGCATCATCTCGACGATGCCGCTCAGCACGCCGAGCACGAAGCCGATGCAGCCGCCGAGCGCATAGGCCAGCGCTTCGGGGACAGTGGTGATGTACATGTGATCTCCTAAGGTTGATGGGCTTTGTCTCGCGGACGAGCGTGACCGAACCGGGTTTCCACCCCTCGGTTCACACCAGTCGCGCAAGAAAAAGCCCACGTCATTACAACGTGGGCTGAACATTCGGTTGACAGTTGTCAACCAGCGATCACTTCGCCTTCTTCGCCGCCTTGCGAGCGCGCTTCAGCGCCTCGGCGCACACCTTCGCGTCGAACACCGCGAGCAGGTTGGCGAGGTCTTGCGCCTCGCGCGGGACGCGCACGGTCGCCGCCTCGGGTGCGTTCACACCCGCAACGGCCTGCGCCATGCGGCGCGCGGCTTGGTAGTGACGGTTGAAGAATGCCAACGAGGCATCCGTGTCACCCTTCGCCGGCTTGCCCGTGCCGCCGGCCTTGAGCCAGTAGATCGGCCAGAGCACGTCGCGCACCGCGTCCACGTCGGACGTGTCGATGCCCTTCGCGTCGAGCAGCGCAGCGGCCTTCGCCACCGCGGCGCCCTTGCCGGCGCGGGACGCGCGCTCGGACGTGTCGCCAGTGATGAACGCTTCCACGCAGTCGGCGAGGGTCGCTCGATCGAGCACGCTCGCACCCGCAGCCTGCGCCGCGACGGCATCCGCGTTGTCGGTGTGCACAGCCTGCATCGTGGCGACGAAGAGGGAAGAGACGGAGAACGGAACTGACTTAGACATGATGTACCTTTCAAGTACAGGGTGAATGCGGGTAGGACTTCCCTAACCGCTGACTCTATTGTAGTCAACCTCTGTCAACGGGGGGTTTACCGGTGTCAACCGGGGTGTGTCGAGGGTACGGTGTGGGTACCCCCAATGGCTGGATGGGACTCCGGCGACCTTTATGAACAGTGTTTGTCTCTTATCCCTATCAAAATTCTAAAAATTGCTAAAAAGTTGATAAAAACACCGGAAACAGGGCGATTTTGGGCAAAAAAATGGCCCGGACTGCCTCCAGCAGCGACCGGGCCGAGCACCAACGCCTGAAACGCTAAGATAACACGATGTTCGATGACTTGATTGCATTGGAACTCGATGACGAGCCACCAGAGGCGGTGGAGAGGGCTGCGCCGGCTCGTGAACTCTCCGTTTCCGACGAAAAAGACCTGAAAACGCTCGAAGAGGCGACGACGACGGAGCTGCTGAGCGCCCAAGCGCGCACGGCCCACTGGCTCGAAGAAATCGGGGCATACACGGGCGAAGAGGGCCCTCCACAGCTCTCCGAAGAGCAAAAACAGGGGGTCAGAGACGCCTTCGCGGCCACGACGAACCCCTACGTGGACCCGCTGACGCAGAAGAGCCGCCTCATGGCGCTCTCAACTCCGCTGGCAGTCAGGCACTTGGCAGGCATGCTGAGCGAGTACGACTGGGAGTACGTCAAGCAAGCGAAGGAAATCAGGGGCTACATCGTCGCGCGCCTCGTCGAGCACGCGAAAAACGCGGACCCCAAGGTGTCTCTGCAAGCCTTGAGGACCCTTGGGACCGTGACCGAGATCGGCGCGTACACGGAACGCGTGGAAATCCACCGCCCGCCGGCTGAAGCGACGCCTCACGCGCTCGCGGACGCGATTCGCCAGAAGCTCAACGGGTTGCGGCCGCAGACACGCGCTGAACTCGAAGCACCGCAGGACATTCCCTTCGTGGAGCGGGCCGAGCCCGGCGACGCCTCGCCTGAAGCGTGAAACTCCTCTCCTTCGCGGACGCAACCGCGCTCTCACCCCTCTCCGAAGAGGAAATCGAGCGCATCGAGGCGACTCTCCCGACGCTGCCGGCGAAGCAGTCCGAGCAGCTCATGGCCGATCTGACGGCCCTTGAAGAGAGCCTCATGCTGGAGCGCTGCCGCGTCAGCTTCCTGCACTTCTGCGCCCGCATGTACCCGGGCTTCAAGGAGGGACCTCATCATCGGTTTCTGGAGCCGTTGCTCCACAACGTGTGCATCGGCCTTGAACTCCGGCTGACCGTCTCTCTCCCGCCCCGATTCGGGAAAAGCGTGACGATCGCCTACCTGTTCGTGGCGTGGTATCTCGGGCACCACCCCGAGCACCACATCATCATGGTCACGCACACCGCGGACCTGTCGAGTAGCTTCGGCCGGCTGGTCCGCAACATGCTGGCGACGCCGGACTACCGCGCGATCTTTCCCGAGACGGTCGTGTCGAAGGACAAGAGCGCAGCCGACGACTGGACGACCACGGTCGGCGGGAAATATCTGGCCGTCGGCGTCGGCGGCAGCGTCGCCGGCTATGGCGCGCACCTGCTGCTGGCCGACGACTTGGTGTCCGAGCAGGCGGTGCTCGCGAATCCTGATGTCGCGTTCGAGACGGCGTGGACCTACATGCAGGTGGGGCCGCTGCAGCGCCTCATGCCGGGCGGCAGGATCATTCAGATCGGCACGCGGTGGGGGAAGAAGGACCCGATCGGCCGGGCGCTTGCATGGGCCTTGGAGAACCCCTCATCGATCCCTTGGAACGAGGTGCGCTTCCCCGCGATCATGCCCAGCGGCAAGTCGCTGTGGCCCGAGCAGTGGCCGCTGGAGCAGCTCGAAGCGAAGCAGGCCGGCATGCTTCCTCAATACTGGGCCGCGCAGTACCAGCAGGAGCCATCGAGCGCCGCGGGGCAGCTCCTGAAGCGCGAATGGTGGCGTGTATGGCCGAAGGACACGCCACCAACCTGCGAGTACATCCTGCAAGTCTGGGACACCGCGCACGACACGAAGAGCCACAACGACTACTCGGCGTGCATCACATGGGGCGTGTGGTTCGACGAGGACGACGAGAAACACCACATCATCATGCTGAATGCGCTGCGCGGCCGCTGGGAGTTCCCGCAGCTCAAGGAGAAGGCGTTCCAGTTGTACAAGGACTGGGAGCCCGACGACGTGATCATCGAGAAGAAGGCAGCCGGCGCTCCGCTGATCCAAGAGCTGCGCCAGTCAGGACTCCTGATTGCAGAGGTGTCGCCCTCAAGGGGCAAGGTCGGGGTGTCGAAGGACAAGAGGGCCCGCGTCAACGCGGTCGCTCCAGTCCTGCAGGGCGGTGTCGTGTGGCACCCCGACCGGAGGTGGGCGTACGAGGTCGTCGATGAGTGCGCGGACTACCCCAACGGCGAGCACGATGACTTCGTGGACTGCGTTCAACTGGCCCTCGATCGCTTCCGGCGCGGCGGCTTCCTGTCGCTGAAGACCGACGTGCAGACGGACCCGGAGGAGGAAGAAATCGCCCGCCGCCGGCCCCGTCGCGCATACTACTGACCCCATAGGAGGCTGCCATGCCCGTTGCCAAGACCCTTGCACCGGCTCCGATGGGGCTCGGCGCGCTCGCTCCTGCCGGCGCGGCGAACGATCCGCTCGGCGACATCGAGATCGAGATCGTTCCCGACGGAGAGAGCGATGACCCGAACGACGACGCCCTTGCAGCCGCTGCGGCCGCGGTACCGCTCGCCTTCGGCGACAACCTGCTCGACGTGGCCGACGAGCGCGTGCTCTCCACCCTCTCCCACGACATCGACCACTGGGTGGACGAGGACCGCCGCTCGCGTGACGACTGGGAGCAGACGTACCGGGAAGGGCTGAAGCTCCTCGGGCTCAAGTACGAGGAGCGCACCGAGCCGTGGTCGGGCGCCTGCGGGGTGACGCACCCCATGATCACCGAGGCGGTGGTCCGCTTCCAGTCCGAGACGATCATGGAGACGTTCCCGGCAGCCGGGCCCGTCAACACCAAGATCATCGGCGAGGAGACACAACCGAAGAAGGACGCAGCGGCCCGGGTGAAGGCCGAGATGAACTACCAGCTCACCGAGAAGATGATCGAGTACCGCAGCGAGCACGAGAAGATGCTGTGGAACCTCTCTCCGGTCGGCTGCGCGTTCAAGAAGGTCTACGAGGACCCGCGGTGGAAGCGGCAGGCATCGATCTTCGTGCCGGCCGAGGACATCGTGATGCCGTATAGCGCATCGAACATCTACTCCGCCGAGCGTGTGACGCACGTCATGCGGAAGACGGAGCAGGAGCTTGAGGCGTTGATGGCCGCGGGCTTCTACGCCGAGGTGCAGCTCGGCACACCCTACAAGATCAAGGATGAAATAAAAGAGGCAAAGGACGACCAGACTGGCTTCAGCGACATCACCGACGAGTCGTTCATGCTCTACGAGGTGCAGGTCAGCCTCTCGTTCCCGGCGATGGAGGGCGACGACACCTTCCGCCCCTACGTCGTGACCAAGCTGCGCGGCGGCGACATGCTGTCGATCCGGCGGAACTGGAACGAGGACGACCCGCTGTACATGCGGCGCCAGCACTTCGTCCAGTACGACTACGTGCCGGGGTTCGGACCCTATGGCTACGGCCTCTTCCACCTGATCGGCGGGTACGCGAAGAGTGCAACCTCCATCATTCGCATGCTCATCGACGCGGGCACGCTCGCGAACCTGCCGGGTGGCCTGAAGTCGAAGGGGCTGCGCATCAAGGGCGACGACACGCCCATCAGCCCCGGCGAATGGCGCGACGTGGACGTGCTCTCGGGTACGCTGCGCGACAACCTCCTGCCGCTGCCGTACAAGGGCGCGGATGCCACGCTGGCAGCCCTGCTCGACAAGATCATCGAGGACGGCCGGCGCATACCCGGCACGGCCGACATGAAGATCAGCGACATGAGCGCGCAGGCGCCGGTCGGGACCACGCTCGCTCTCCTCGAACGGCAGCTCAAGGTCATGAGCGCGGTGCAGGCGCGGACCCACAACTCTCTCAAGCACGAGTTCAAGCTGTTGAAGGAGGTCATCCGTGACTCGGGTGACGACAACTACAGCTACCAGACCACCGACAACCAGCCGGGGTCGAAGCAGGCCGACTTCGCGATGGTGGACATCATCCCGGTCAGCGATCCGAGCGCTGCGACGATGAGCCAGCGCGTGGTGCAGTACCAAGCCGCGATCCAGCTCTCCTCGACCGCTCCGCAGGTCTACGACCTCGCGGAGCTGCATCGGGGCATGCTCGAAGTGCTCGGCATCAAGAACGCCGCGAAGCTCGTGCCGCTGAAGCCCGAGGCGGTCCCCGCCGACCCCGTGACCGAGAACATGAACGTGCTGATGGCCAAGCCCATCAAGGCGTTCGTGCAGCAGGATCACGACGCGCACCTGAAGGTCCACCAAGCCTTCATGCAGGACCCGATCGTGATGCAGAGCCTTGGTCAGAATCCGCAGGCGCCCATGATGATGGGCGCGATGCAGGCGCACATCGCCGAGCACATGGCCTACCAGTACCGTGCGCAGATGCAGACGGCGATGGGCCAGCCGCTGCCGGACCCGGCCGCACCGATGGACGAGGCGCAGTCGCAGGCGCTCGCGCAGGCGATGGCCACCGCCGGTCAACAGGTCGCGCAGGAGCACGCGCAGCAAGCCGCCGCCCAAGCCGCGCAGCAGGCCGCGCAGGACCCGCAGATGCAGCTCGCACAGCGTGCGCTGGAGCAGCGCGATCGCGAGCTGACGCTCAAGGAGAACGAGCTGAAGGTGAAGGCCGCGGACTTGGAGGACAAGAGCGCGCTGGCCGAGAAGAAGGTCAGCATCGAGGCTGCCGACAAGGCCGACAAGATCGACCTCGCCCGCGACAAGGTGGTGCAGGCCGGCGAGCTGGGCGAGCAGCAGATCGAGGTCAAGGCGCTGCAGGTCGGCATGATGGGCCGCGCGCAGGATCAGGAGCTGCTGGCGCAGGACCGCGCGAACGCGCAGGCCGACGTGGATCGGCTTGCAGCGGAGCACGACAGCAACGAGATCGGCTTGAGCAAGACCGAGGACCCCTCGGACGATCAGGCAGAGGCAGCGGGTCCGGCACCGCAGGTGCCCGAGCCGGAGCCGCAGCCCGCAGTGCCCGAGGCGCAGCCGCTCGTGCCTGACGAGGGCATGCCGCAATGAAAGGCGACGCTCCTCGGGATGTCGATGACCTGCTGAAGCAGGTTCAGATGGAGCTGAACGGTCGTGTCGATGCGCTTGTGCGCGGAGCACCCGTGGACTATCCCGCTTATCAAAACCTCGTCGGTGTGCTCTCTGGGCTGCGCATCGCCGAGCAACGCATCAAAGCCCTGCTGGACCACCTCGATGACCGCGACGATTCTGACACCTGACCCCGGATTGGTACTGCCGAAACACCTTGCAGGCGAGACGCCTGAGCCCGCATCGCGAATGCTGCCCAAGCCTGCGGGCTACCACATCCTCTGCGCGATCCCGAAGGCCAAGGAGTCGTTCGAGGAGTCGATCCTCGTGAAGGCCGCGAAGACGATGGCGGACGAGGAGGCGGCAACGACCATCCTCTTCGTGCTCGACCTCGGCCCCGATGCCTACAGCGACAAGGCGCGCTTCCCGAGCGGGCCGTGGTGTAAGAAGGGCGACTTCATCGTGGTGAGAACCTATGCCGGAACCCGCTTCAAGATTTTTGGGCAGGAGTTCCGCATCTTGAACGACGACCAAGTGGAAGCTGTCGTCGATGACCCTCGCGGCATTCTCCGCGTGCAAGCCTGAGGAGATGAACATGGCAGACCCCGATGATGAAGAAGTGACGCTCGACGGCGCCGCCGATGGCGGCAAGATCGAGTCGAAGGCCAACGGCCACGACAAGGACCCCGACCTCGACGACATCGAGATCGTCGATGACACGCCCGAGAAGGACCGCGGTCGCAAGCCGCTCGGCCGCGAGGTCAAGGACCCGACCGATGACGAGCTGGCCACCTACTCGGCTGGCGTCAAGGCTCGGTTCTCGGAGCTGACGCACGCGCGGCACGATGAGCGTCGCTCGCGCGAGAAGGCAGAGCGCGAGCGCGACGAGGCGACACGCGCAGCGCAGGCGCTCCTCAACCAGAACCGCGAGCTGCAGAAGCGCACGGTCGATGGCGAGACGCACCTCGTCGCCGCGTCGAAGGCCAACGCCGAGGCGGCGCTCGCGGCCGCGCGCATCGAGCTGAAAGCGGCCAAGGAGGCGTTCGATCCCGACGCTGAGATGGCGGCGAACGAGAAGCTGCTCGAAGCGAAGATTCAACTCAGGGAAATCGAGCGGTACCGGCCGCGGGCTGTACAGGCACCAGAAACTGAGGTACAACTGCCGGCAGTAAGCAACCCCGACGAACCGGTAGACCAGAAGACACTGCGCTGGCAGGCACGAAACCAGTGGTTCGGTTCGGAGGGGAACGAGGACATGACCAGCTTCGCGCTGGGCTTCCACCAGAAGCTGGTGAAGTCGGGCGTTGATCCTCGCTCGGACGAGTACTACGAAAAGGTCGATGGCCGGCTTCGCGAGGTGTTTCCCGATTTCTTCGGGGCCGCACCCACCGGTGACGACGACAAACGCTCCACGCAGCGCACAACGCAGCGCACGAGTCCCGTAGCTCCGGCTACGCGCACCGTCGCAGGCGTCACCAAGGTCAAGCTCACGCAGACGCAGCTCGCGTTGGCGAAGAAGTTCGGCCTCACCCCGCAGCAATACGCACAGGAAGTTGTGCGTCTGGAGCAGAAATGAGCAACCCGTCCACACCCGCAACCGCAACACCTCGTCAACCGCGCGAAACCGAGACGCGCGCTGAAGAAGTTCGTGAAGAGTCCTACGTGCCCCCGAGCACGCTGCCTGTCCCCAATCCCGAGGCGGGGTTCACCTTTCACTGGGTGGCCACGCACGTTCTGGGGGTGGCCGATCCGACCAACGTGAGCAAGAGGCTTCGCGAGGGCTGGGTTCCGGTCAAGGCGGTGGATCACCCCGAACTCGAACTGCCGGGCAACGCCGCGGGCAACGTCGAGATCGGTGGTCTGATGCTCTGCAAGATGCCCACGGCCAAGGTGGTTGCGCGTCAAGCGTACTTCGCCGAGCAGGCCCGCAAGCAGATGCAGTCGGTGGACGCGGCTCTCATGCGCAACAACGATCCCCGGATGCCGCTGTTCGTCCAACGCAAGAGCAAGACGACCCGCGGCCAGTCTTTCGGCAACGGAACTTAAGGAACAACCATGTCAGCAACGGCAACCCCGTACGGGCTCCGCCCCGTCAAGCGTATGGACGGCCTGCCCTATGCGGGCGCCGTCAGCGAGTTTCAGATCAACCCCGCAGGCATCGCGACGAACATCTACAACGGTTCGATCGTCACGCTCGACACCAACGGCTACATCATCCTGATGACGGCCACTGGCGCCGACGGCACCACGAATGCGTTCCCGGCGGGCACCATCGGTGTCTTCGTCGGCTGCGAGTTCGTCAATGCGCAGGGCCAGCTCATCTTCTCGCAGTACTACCCGGCCAGCTACGTCGCCCCCACGGGCACGAAGATCAAGGCCAAGGTGGTCTGCGATCCCGACGTGCTCTTCCAAGGGCAGATGGATGGCGCGGCGCTGCAGGCGATGATCGGTGCGAACACCTTCCTCGCGGCGGTGCAGTCCACCAGCACCGGCAGCACGACGACGGGCAACTCCACGTCGGCGTTGGAATCGACGGTGGTCGCGACGAACGCAGCCCTTCGCGTCGTGGCGCTCGTCTCGCCCGTCGGCGACCTGTTCGCCGACGTGCTCGTGAAGTTCAACCCGGGTCATCACAGCTACCTCAACGCTGTCGGTATCTGACCCAGCCGTCAGCAACAAGGAGCAAACGAAATGGCCATCTCACGCGCACAACTGATGAAGGAGCTGCTTCCCGGGCTGAACGCACTGTTCGGTCTGGAATACAAGCAGTACCCGGAAGAGCACAAGGACATCTTCGAGACGGAGAACTCCGAGCGCTCGTTCGAGGAAGAGGTGAAGCTCTCGGGCTTCGGCGCCGCACCGGTCAAGGCCGAAGGCGACGCGCTCAGCTACGACAACGCACAGGAAGCGTTCACCTCGCGCTACATCCACGAGACGATCGCGCTCGGGTTCAGCGTCACCGAGGAAGCCGTCGAGGACAACCTCTACGACTCGCTCTCGGCGCGCTACACCAAGGCGCTCGCCCGTGCGATGGCGTACACCAAGCAGGTGAAGGGTGCGGCGATCCTCAATAACGGCTTCAACGGCGCCTTCCTCGGCGGTGACGGCGTGTCGCTGTTCGGCGTCAATGCCGCGGCAGCCCGCGTCGGACACCCGCTGGTCGGCGGCGGCGTCAACTTCAACTCTCCGCCCACGGGCGTGGACATGAACGAGACATCGCTGGAGGCGGCGATCATCCAGATCGCGGCGTGGACCGACGAGCGCGGCCTGCTGATCGCGGCGCAAGCTCGCAAGCTCGTCGTGCCGCCGTCGTACCAGTTCGTTGCGGTGCGTCTGCTGCAGTCGGAGGGTCGCACCGCGACTGCCGACAACGACATCAACGCGATCCGCAACATGTCGGCGATCCCGGGCGGCTACACGGTGAATCACTACCTCACCGACACGAACGCTTGGTTCATCAAGACCGACGTGCCGAACGGCCTGAAGCACTTCAACCGTGTCGCTCTCAAGACCGGCATGGACGAGGACTTCGACACCGGCAACTGCCGGTACAAGGCCCGCGAGCGCTACTCGTTCGGGTGGAGCGATGCGCTCGGCATGTGGGGCTCGGCCGGCGCGACCTGAGCTGCGTCCGAAGCTGCACGAAAAAGAGGCCCCGCGGGGCCTCTTTTCATGGCAGACTACGACTGCCCCCGGGAATTCAACCCCACTCGCGCTGCGACAGGCCCGGCTGACGACATGCAGACTCAGCGCGCATCACTCGCATGTGAGGCTCTATGGCACGCACCACGTTCAATGGTCCGGTCGTTTCCGAGAACGGATTCATCGGCGTCCTCGTTCCCCCGGTTGCCGTCGGCTACGGCGCCATCTTCACCCCGATCTCTACTGCGTCGCTGCCCGCAGCGGCTCCGGCCAACGCTGGCGCCGTCGCAGTGGTCAACGACAACGGCGCTGGCAACAACGAGTTCTGCCTCGTGATCAGTACCGGAGCGGCGTGGGTCACGGCCATCGGCGCAGCGCTGACATAAGGAGTCCGACATGGACTCCGATGTCTCGTTTCTCCGGGTCGCAGCCTCGGGGGCAGCAACCACGAACCGCGTGCGGCTGCGCGGCGTCTACATGGCCGCGGGCGGTGTCGGCAGCGTCGAGTTCCGCAACGGTCTTGTCGGCGGCACGTTGCTGCTGATGCTCGATGCGGCGGCTGCCGGCGGGTCGAACGTGGTCATCCCCGGCGGCGGCATCCTGTTCCCGGCAGGCATCTACGTCGTGATCACGGGCACCATCAGCGGTGTCACGATGTTCGTCGGCTAGGAGACAACCATGCGCAAGAAATTCGATCAGCTCGGCCCGGCCTTCGCGAAGGGCGGCGAGGTCGCCAAAGAGCTGAAGTTCATGAAGGACAAGGGTGCGCCCAAGTCAATGATCGCTGCCGAGAAGAAGGAGCACGGTCTTGCAGGTGGCGGCTCATCGGGTGGTGGCTCAGCCGGCACTGCCGGCAAGAGCCGCTTCGTCGGCCACGGCGCGTTCAACTTCGGCAAGGGCAAGGCGAAGGCCAAGCCGTTCGCCGAGGGCGGATCGATCGACGACGACACGCGCTCGCGTGCGATGGCGTGGGTCGAGAAGCGGCGGGCACAGCAGGACGCTGAAGGCGCTGGCGATGCGAGTGCGGCCGAAGCCTCACCGGCTGCGGTTCCGGCCCGCCGTCGGGCTCCTGCGGCCGCTGCTGCGGCACCCAAGCCCGTGCTCGAACAGAAGACCACGACGATCTACAGCAACGAAGGCAAGGGCAAGGCGGCATCGGCAGCGGCGAAGCCCCGCGACACGACCGGTTTCGCGGAGACGGCCCTCAAGGCGTTGGGTTCTGGCCTTTCGTCCAGCCTTTCGGCACCGCCCGGCCGCGCGCAGCTCGCGCAGCGGGCCGCGCGTGCGGAGTCGGCGAAGCGGATCGCGGCCACGGAGCCCGAGCCCGAGAAGCCTCCGGTGCGTTCGGCCTACAACCGGACGCCGATGGGCGCCCCTCGCTATGCCGGCGGCGGCAGCATCGACGGCTGCGCCAAGAAGGGCAAGACTCGCGGAAAGGTGGTGTGACATGGCACTCAGGAAACCTCAACCGCAAGCACCCGTTGGGCGCGCAGCGCCTCCGGCAGCTCGGATGGCTGCTCCTGCGGCGGGCGCCGCTGCACGGCCGATGGCGCCATCAGCAGGACTGCCTCCGGCTGCGATGGGCGCGGCAGGTGCACGTCCGATGCCGCCCGCTGCGATGGGTGCGGCACCCGCTGGTCCGCAGATGGAGATGATGAAGCAGGCCGCGATGAAGCAGGCAGCAGGACAAGCGGCAGCGATGCCGATGGCAGGTGGTCCTCAACCCGGTGGCATGCAATCGCAGGAAATGATGATGCCCGCTCGGCCGATG